GGCAGATGGACAGGATTCGAGATTTAGAAGAAAAGCGCCCGATGGTTATCTACAAGGCAGATAACGCAGGCGCAGAGATATTTGGTAAGGTCGTCGAGAAAAGACGATATGGCAAGTTGTATACAGTGACTATCAGAGATTATGGGATTTTCGTAGTCACTAGAGAGCAGTTTGAGAAGATTAGAGTAGGGGATGAGGTGATGTTGTGAAAGTTCGTTTTAATGGAAAGTATAACTTTTTCTTAACTCAATTTGTCCATTTTATTGTATTGGACTATCTCTGGAAGATACTTGAAATTATCATTTTAGGTAGAGTGAGAGGGAATTTTCCAGATTCCATTATACTTGCTCTGATTTGTATCTATATTGCATGGATTTTAGATAAGGAGGAATGAAACAGATGACTACACTAGAAAATGTAAAACAATGGTTTATTGACCGTGATCTTGAAAACGGTGGACGACTAGATAAGCAGTCTTTAAAACTTAGCGAAGAGTTCGGAGAGTTATGCGCAGGCTATCTCAAGAAGAATGAGCAACTAACTAAAGATAGCATTGGAGACTGTGCAGTCGTAATTGTCGGGTTGGCCTTGTTGATAAAAGAGGATGTGCAAGGGATATTCAAGGATTCTGAAATCTTCAGAGAAGAAGAAGTTATGGAGTGTTTTAAATCTTTGAATGTTCACATTAGCGAGTTTCAGTTGTCGCAAGATTTAGCAGACAAGAAATTGTGCAGGTATAATCTGATGTATGCAGTCCGCTATTTAAGGATAATCAGCAAAGCACTTGGTTATAGCTTCGAAGAATGTTTTGAACTGGCTTACCAAGAAATCAAAGACCGCAAGGGTCGTTGGATTGACGGATCGTTCGTCAAAGAGGAGGATTTGGTATGATACCGAAATTTAGGGTTTGGCTGACAGACATTGATCAAATGTTAAGAGTGAAGGCTCTCGTTTTTGAGAAAGATAAGACAAGATGTTTTTGTGGCTATAGTTTTGACTTTTACCTTGAAGATGAAAATGCAACTATCATGCAATCAACAGGACTCAAAGATAAAAACGGCAGGGAAATCTTTGAGGGGGATATTTTGGCATGCAAAACTGATGATGAAGTGATAAATTTGAATATATTTTGGGATGAAGAGCATGCTTTATTTATGTTCGAGTCGAAAAAATATAACGAACAGGAACCTTTAGCTGAATTGGTTGAAGATAACACATATCCGTTTGAAATCATCGGCAAGATCTACGAAAACAGAGAGCTTTTGGAGGATAAGAAATGAGACCGAAAAGATACCCTTGATAAATAAAAAAAGCTAAGACACTCTCTGCCTCAGCTAAATTCCTATTAAGATTATTATATCACAAAGGAGATAGAGAGTGAACAAGGCTAAAGAGCTATTGAAAGAATTACAAGACCTTGACATGGACATCCAAAGCCGTATAGATGAAATCAATGAGCTTGAGGCAGGTTTGCTCTCAAGTCCTAAGTGGTCAGGTGTCAAAGTCCAAGGTGGACAGACTAGAAAAGTTGATGATATCTATACTCAGTTGGTAGTGATGAAAGAGGCTATAGAGCAGGATACTAAAGAGGTTATTAACAGAAAACTTGAATTAGGTAGAATGATCAACAGGCTTAAAAATCCCAAGCACAGGGCGGTATTAAGAATGACTTACATCAACAAAGGCACCGCTGATAGCGTTTGTTATGATTTGAAGATGAGTCGTACAACCTATTACAGGTTAAAAAATGAGGCGGTCTTAGCTTTGGAAGAAGTCATCTAACCTCATAGTGATCGTATGGGACTTTTTGGAACAGCACGGTTCTAAAAATCTGTTAGAATGGTAGTGTCAAGAATTGAAAAGAGAGGTCTCAGAATTTGGTAGATGGTTACCTGAAATCAGGGTGTCGTAAAGGCATTGAGGGTTCGAGTCCCTCCCTCTATTTCGTTCATTGACGTCTCCTTTATACTTTATTATATTTTTCCGAGGCTTCGGTCTCGTTTTGGCGGTGACAGGCAAGTGGTTTCTCTCCTATGTTTCCCTTGGTTCGATTCCGGGCATCGCCGTTTATATTGTATTTTGCAACGAGGTATTTAAAATGAAGCAAGCAATGTTTAATAAATTGGAAGATGCAAAACAATTTTCGAAAACTGTAAAAGAATTGTTGTGTATCAAAGAACCTGTAATGATTAATAATAAACTGATGTATATTGTTGTTTATAAATAATCTAACGTAATTAACACGCAAGGTTGTAGTCGCCTTGCATTTTTTAGGGCTTAGCCTAGATAATCTGTGGTAACTCAGGAAAAGGATGTTTTTAAATCTATCAAACATCCTGCCAGTAATGGTCAATCTAAGCAATTTAATCTTAACTATTTCAGTTTTGGAATAGGTAGGCGAAGTTAAAGCAGGGAGATTCCAACGGCAAGGTGCTGAGGAAATGCAAACGTGGCAGTTTGGCTGTGAAACGAGTCTATAAGATGAAAGAGGTATTTTGTTTGAGGTGCAACAAGAGCTTAATACCATATCTTACAAAAATTGGGCGCCTCCCAAAAGTATGTAAGGTGAGTTGATTGTCCGCAAAACAATCGATAACAAGCAGGCGCTGTGCATTTGGTTCTTCAAAAGAGAATGAAACACATGGCGATGCGTGTCTGTGATAGATAAAAGATGATTTTTATATTTTAAAAGCTATTCAAGATAGAAAAAACTCAAAAAAAGCAAAAGTCATCGCCCGTCGTAAATGAAAGTGTACTTCGGCAATTAGATTGCCTACTCAAGTCTCGCAAGGATAAGAGTAAAGTCAAAGAGTAAAGCAGCTTAGACTTTTAGCGGAGTCTTCGTTAATTGAAAAATGGCTTAGTAGTTTGCGATGTAAGGAGTGATTGGTCTAACCAATCGTGCATGAGTGATACAAGTAGGAATATTTGTGGACAAGATAATAAACCATAAGTTATCAAAAGTCACTCGTTTAAAGCAGTAGTCTCATGCTGGTTAATGGATATATGGTAGACGGATTAAGTCCTGTTTAGGGAATTAAGATGTCACAGGTTCGAGTCCTGTCGTTCCAATTGCGATTTTAATTCGCAATGAGAGGTCTTGAAAAGGTCACACATCGTGTGGCTTTTTTTGATTATTTAAAAAGGGGGTGATGGAAAATTGAATGAAAGACAAAGACGATTCGCAGATGAGTACATCATCAGCAGAAACGCAACACAATCCGCTATTAAGGTGGGTTACTCAGAGAAAACGGCATATAGCATAGGGCAAAGATTGTTGAAAAATGTTGAGATTTCTGAATACATTAAAAAACGTACTGAAGAACTTTTTGACGAACGTTCGATGTCAATCGCAGAAGCCTTGGCAATCTCTGCTAGTATTGCTAGAGGGGAAACTCAACAAGGATATTCTAAAAAAACTGTAAAGAATGAAGAAGGTGTAAAGGTGTCGGAAACGACTTATGAATTTACTCCAACGATTGAAGAAAGACAGCGGTCTCTAGACCACATATTCAGAGTGAACGGGGCTTATTTAGAGAGAAAAGAAATCGAGATGTCTTCGGCTGTTCAATTTGTTGATGATATAGGAGTTGGCGATGAAGCGTAGAATGAGCGAATTTATCCCAAAGGCTTTTTATTCTATGTGGCGTGCAGCATTTGACCCTAAAATCTTACATGTGGTTGAAAAGGGTGGGCGTGGTTCTGGCAAATCCAGCGACCTAGGCCACACTATCATTCAACTGGTTATGCGCTATCCAGTCAACGCGGTATGTATTCGTAAGACGGATAATACCTTAGAACAATCGGTCTATGAACAATTGAAATGGGCGATTAGTGAGCAAGGGGTTAGTCATTTATTTAAGATTAATAAGTCCCCTTTGAAAATAACCTATATCCCAAGAGGGAATTATATTATCTTCCGTGGTGCACAAGATCCAGAGCGTATTAAATCCTTGAAAGACAGTCGCTTTCCGTTTGCAATTGGCTGGATTGAGGAGTTAGCTGAATTTAAAAATGAAGATGAAGTAAAGACAATCACCAACTCCCTTTTACGTGGAGAATTGGCTGATGGTCTTTTTTATAAGTTCTTTTACTCTTACAATCCACCGAAAAGAAAACAATCTTGGGTAAATAAGAAATATGAAAGCGTCATACAGCCTCCTAATACCCACGTACACCATTCAACTTACTTGGATAACCCATATATATCCCAAGCCTTTATAGAAGAAGCAGAGGCTACGAGAGAGCGTTCAGAGAAGCGTTACCGTTGGGAGTATCTGGGTGAGGCTATCGGTTCGGGGGTAGCACCTTTTGAAAATCTAGTATTCCGCAAGATTACAGACGAGGAGATAGCAAGGTTCGATAACATTCGACAAGGGAATGACTTTGGATATGCAAACGACCCTCTGGCCTTTGTAAGATGGCATTACGACAAGAAGAAACGTGTTATCTATGCTATCGATGAGATTTATGGCGTGAAGATTAGCAACCGTGAATTAGCTGAAAGAATCCGGGAGAAAGGCTATCAATCTCAGATGATAACCTGTGATAGCGCAGAACCTAAGTCGATTGATGAGTTAAAACTGCAGCTGAATATTCCGCTTGTCCAAGGTGCTAAGAAAGGTCCTGATAGTCGTGAGTATGGAGAACGCTGGTTGGATGATTTGGATGCAATTGTGATAGATCCAGAACGCACACCGAATATCGCAAGAGAATTCGAAAGTGCGGACTATGCAGTTGACCGTGATGGCAATCCCAAACCCAAGCTAGAAGAAGTAAACGACCACACAATCGACGCTACAAGATATGCGTTTGAAGACGATATGAGACAGCCAGGAATATCATTCTGGTAGGAGAAGGAGAAATGTTGAGTAATTGGTTTAAATGGTTAATCAGGCGGTTGTTGATTAAGAATACAACCCAAAATGAAATACTAGAGATTGAGATAAAAGAACACCAGAATTCTGAGAAAGTAAGCACAATGAAAGAAGCTTACAACTACTATCGAAATCGCACGGATATTCGAAATAAGAAGGTAGATGTGGATTGGCGGACGAATTCAAGGATTGAATTAGGTTTGTTTAAGAAACTGGTAGACCAGAAGGTCGGGGATTTATTTTCTAAAAAACCAACAATCTCTCTTGAAGGAGAAGAATCACAAGACTTTTTAGATAGCGTGTTTGACGAGGACCTTTTATCTACAATTAAGTCGCTTGGTAAAGAAGCAGTGATGAAAGGGATAGCCTATGGCTTGCCTTATTACGACGAGAATGGTCGTCTACGCTTGTTTAAAATCCCAAGTGAACAGATTATTCCTTTTTGGAAAGACGAGCGTCATTTGGAACTCTCTGCCTTTGTGCGTGTCTATAATCAAGCGGTCTACGAAAGCGGTGTAAAGAAGACTAAAACCTTTGTAGAATACTACGATGAACAAGGAATTACAGATTATATCTGGACAGGTTCACACCTTGAACTCAATCCACTGTCTAAGGAGATCAAGGGGAATTTTTATTATGTCAACGCTGACGGCACACGGATTTCTTACACTTGGGAGAAAGTACCTCTGATCCCATTCCGCTATAACGAGTATGAGGACGGTCTTTTAGTCCAAACCAAGTCTTTGATTGATAATATTCAACTTCAAATGTCTACTAACGCAGATATGTTGGCAGATATGCCGAAGTTGATTTATGTTTTGAAAAACTATCAGGGCGCAGATTTGGGCGAGTTCATGAATAATCTGAATAAGTTCCGCTCTATCAAAGTCTCTAGTGATGGTGGTGTAGATACCCTACAAGCAGACAATGATACCAGTGGAGTTGAAGCAGATATCGAACGCTCTCGTAAGTTCTTGTATGAGGCTGCTCGAGCCATTGATACCCAAGATGATAATCTAGGCAATGCAAGTGGCCAAGCTCTTAAATGGCGCTATACAGACCTTGATTTGGACTGTAATGAGCTAGAAAACGAGTTTCAAAAAGGTATCAAGCAATTCCTTTGGTTCGTAGAACAGTATGCAGCTAACAAAGGAGTAGCGTTTGATTCATCTAAATTTACTTATGTCTTTAACCGTGACATCATTTCAAATGAGTCTGAAGCTATTCAAGATTGTGTAAACTCAATCGGTATCTTAGACGATCTAAGTGTTCGTGAACAACATCCATGGTATCAACCAGAGGTTGAGAAACGATTGAAAGAACAACAGGAACAAGGACAAGATCCATACTCTCAGACCAATTTCAAAAAGGTAGATGAAGATCATGACGACCGAGAACAAGAAAAAGATAGATGAGTACTGGACTGAGCGTGCTTTGCAACAGGAACAAAACGCTCAGATAGTTGCTGATAGGTATATGGCCCAGATTGGTCAATCCTTAGCAGATTATAAACATCAGCTGGTTTCTGAGATTGAGAAGTTCTATGCCAGGTATGCAGTTGATAATAAAATGACTCACGCAGAGGCCAAGCAATATCTGACAGATAAAGAGCGTAGAGAGTTTAAGCATGTAACTCTTGAAAGATTCCGTGAGATGGCTTTAAATCCTGACACACCGACACCTTTGTTGGACGCGTTGAGCTATCGCCACCGTATCAGTCGCAAGGAGGCTTTGCTTGCCGAAATTGAGCGTCTGACGGCTGAGCTATACGGAAAGCCAGAGGGCATACATGACAAGGTCACAGAGGCTCTGAGTGACGTCTACATCAAGGGTAAAATCCATCAAGCTAAGAACTTGGCACATTTTGGAATCATAGAGAAACCAATATTAGGTGTCGATGCAGTTAAGCATAAGATGGCTAGTAACTGGAGCGGTAAAACATTCTCAACGAATGTGTGGGGGCATGATGCAGCTATTTATAAATCTATCAGTGATACAATCAATAAAGGCCTAACAGGTGGCTGGTCTATTGATAGAATGGCTAGGGCTCTTTCTGAACGTACAGGGGTCGCCTATCATCGAGCTGATACGCTTGTTAGGACTGAGACGACCTTTTACAATAACCTTGCGACACTAGATTCTATCAAGGAATTAGGCGGTGACCACTACGAAATTGTAGCGGTCTTAGACAGTCGTACAAGTGAGATTTGCAGGTTAGAAAATCACGAGGTTCATTCTGTTAAGGAATATGAACCAGGTCGAACCGCACCGCCATTTCATGTTCGTTGCCGTTCTACTATCAGACCTGCAGTCAAGTCTGATAAACCTAGTCCTTACTTCAATATCTTGCAAAACGACGGCTCAGTAAAACTAGCCACTGAGCAACGTTCTCTGGACGAAATCTTTGCAGGTTGGGAGCGTGAAGGTGAAGCTGTTCTTAGGGGTGTTAAAAAATCCAAAACTGTGTCTACCCCATCTGCTTCTTATCAAGAATTTAAAAAAGACATGACCTTTGTTTATGCTGTGTCCCGTGATAAAGACGATATATCTAAACAAGAGTTGACAAAGATGTTAAAACCTCACTATTCTCTAGGTAATTTATTTAATCATGATTTGTTTGGTGATTACAGTAATAGAGAGGTAATTATTCCTAACCACATGATAGCTTACGCACTAACTAAACATAGAGATCAAATTCATTTACAAGAGTTTTTCAAGATAAAAGAGGTAATCGAAAGACCTGATTTTGTTTCTGAGGATATATTAGGAATGAATAACGCATTCTTACTAAATAAGAAGGTTGACGAAAATAGATTTATTGAAGCAGGTATTGAAGATAAAAATGGTCAATTCATTTTTCATTTTATGGTTAGAAACAAAAATAAAAATAATAAACGATTAAAAAAGATTATGAAAAAATCGAAAAAATATGACATTATTGATCAAAAGGTGTATAATATAGATAAAGAATAGAAGTAGAGAAATATCGGGAACTACGCACCCTTTGGGTATCTGAAAAGCGGGGAATTCCCGTCCCGCCTATTCCAGCACCTAGAGAAATCTAAGTGCTTTTTTTGTACTCAGAAAGGATAAAAAATGGATACAGCAAGAATTGGGATAACTAACGTAGGATTTTCAGGATCAAGCGAAAATGACTCAGCGATAGTGAAATTAGAGTTAAATATTTATGGGACGGATACGTTCAGTGTGATTGAGTTACTACCTAGATTATTAACCGACATTCATTCATTATCGTATAAAGTTGATTGATTGTGACATTAAAAGGAGTAAAACATGTTTATTTGGGATTTAGTATCAATTTTATTAGGTTGGATTATATTTTTTGCGTTAATTTTGTTCGTAATAATTAAATTATTTGAAGTGATTTCAACAGTCATTTCAACTCTAAAAGTCGGAATTGAATACAGAAAGAAACTGAAACAATTGAAAAATAAATAACCTAACCGCGTCGAAATCGAGGCGGGTTTCTTTTTTTTTCTACGTATGTAATACCCCTAGC